AAACACGCGCTGCCAAACTGGATGCAGACCGTATGGCGCTTGAAGACCGGGTTAAAGCATTCCAAGACAAAGTTGCTGCACTGAGCGCATAAAGGTACATCATGGCCGACAAGAAAATCTCTCAACTTTCTGCGGCTACTACACCGCTAACTGGTGCCGAACTGGTTCCGGTAGTTCAAAGTGGCGTCACTAAGCAAAGTACGGTTAATCAGTTTGGTGCCGCAATAGGTTACCTCCCCGCAGGCACTGGCGCGGTGGCGACGACTGTGCAGACTAAGTTGCGGGAATCGGTTTCGGTGAAAGATTTTAATGCGGTTGGGGATGGGGTTACGGATGATACGGCTGCTATTCAAGCTGCCATTGACTCTCTTGGCACAAATGGTGGTTTGATTGTTTTTCCTTACTCCGCGCTTGGTTACAAATACACAGCAATAACCATCAAGCAATCAAACATCACGTTGGATTTTCAAGGTTCTTTTGCTGTCGGCCAGATCGGCATGATCCCGCAGTCCTTGGTTACGGCTGGTCGAAGAGCGGGTACGGACTATCCATCGACATGGAAGAACGGGGCCACCCCGAAGCCTATGGATACCGATTTCAGCACCATGATGCACGAGTCGGTCAACGCTGACCGTTTGAAAAACATTCGTGTTGTTAATCTGCGTGTTACTAGCGCCAGCGCATATGTTGCAATTTACGCTTACTCTGTTGATAACTTGTTTGTGTCTGGGTGCAATTTGCAACCAAATGGGCAAAGTGCAATTCGTGCATTCCATTGTTCCGACATCAACATCACAGACAACACACTTGGAGGCAGCGGTGGTTATACGGTGTTTGGATTCAAGTGCCGAGAGATTGTTGTCAAGGGTAATTTCTTCGTGTCGCAGACGTGCCAGAGAGCATTGTCGTTCAAAGGTGCCATGCACCAAGATGGTGTAAGTATCTTCGACAACTTTTCCCCTTCAGCCACTTACTTTCGATTCTTTGATTGCCTAGTCTCTGACAATCATTTTGTCGGCGGTATTGATGGGGTGTTCTGGGATACGACCCCGACATATACAAACAACGCCGCTACAGACGCGGGGCTTGTTGTGCCGTTAGGGTTCACTTCCGGGTCATGGTACGGACGCGGCAACGGGTTCAACCTCGTCAACAATCAATTCAATCTATTCAATGGTGTGCCTGCATCAAACACAGGCCGCGCCGGATGGTTTTCGGCACCGCATAAAGATGTGTTGGTTGCATCTAACAACTTGACAAGCTCATCAGTGTTTTCCACTGGCGTGGTTGGAATGGTTATACGAGGTAATAAATTCAGATTTATCAACTCGGCACGTTTTGCAATATTCTGTCAAGATGATTCAGTAAGTTCTACTGCTCAAGTGCAATGGGCTATTGAAGGGAACGTGATTACAGACTTTGATGCCATCGCTGCAACGGGGTCATACGGTGCTATCGGTGTAATTGCTACGCAAGGTGTTATCAACAATAACACGGGGTTTGGTATTGGCACATGGGGCGCTGGCGCAACGCTTGGGCTGATAGTGTTGAATGCAACAACTGATCAAGTCAACATTCAAAATAACAAGTTATTCCGAAACGGTGGCGCAGTCCCTGTTCTTTATAGCGGATCGCAGAATGCTAACGGCAAGAAGTTTAACAACGATACCCACGACACATCCACACAAATATTCACATCGGACGGCTATGTGGAGGGCACCTTTACGCCTGTTCTTGTTGGAACATCTACGGCTGGTGTGGGGACATACACGGTGCAGCTTGGTCGATATACCCGTATCGGTAATCGTTGTTTCTTCAATATCCAAATGACATGGACGGCCCATACGGGCACGGGAAACATGCAGTTGCAAGGATTTCCATTTACATCTGACTCAACTGCGAACAACAACGGGACGTTTGTCATTCTCAGCAATAACGTCACCTACGGGGCGGGGCAGTTATCTGGATGGATGGTGACGGGAGGAACCACTTTCAATGTTGTTTTGATGGCTAGTGGATCGGCATATTCAGCAGTTGCAATGGATGTGGCGGGCAATTGGATCATCACTGGCTCTTACGAGATAAGCGATTAACTTATGACCGCACACGGCCCAATCTACCGCACCGCCACCGGCCTAATCCTCTGGTACATGCGCCTCTGCGGCTTCCAAGGCTGGACTAGCTTCTGGAACGTCATCTACCTTGCCCCCGGCTACGAGATGCACCAAGCCCTAATCCGCCACGAACGCAAGCACCTGGAGCAGATGCAACGTGATGGCAAGCTGATCTACTTGATCAAGTACAGCTATTGGCTGGTACGATATGGGTATGTAGATAATCCGTATGAAGTTGAAGCCCGACAAGCAGAATATTATTTGGCATAATAGCCTCGTACTGGCGCGTTCACCAGGGAATCTCAGGATTCACAATGTCAGAAGAAGTAGTAGCGGAAGCACCCGCGCCGGAACTGGAAGCCACGGCGGCTACACCAGAACCTGTAGTTGAAACGCCGGAATTGGCAGTAGAGGCTCCCAAAACCTTCACACAAGAAGAACTTGATGCAGCTATTGGCAAACGCCTCGCAAGAGAGCAGCGAAAGTGGGAAAGAGAACGACAGCCTGCGCCAGCAATGGCGATGGATTTACCTCCGCAAGAACAGTTTGAATCGGTGGATGCTTATGCAGAAGCCAAAGCAATCAAACTGATTGAGCAGCGGGAAATTCAGAAACAGCAGTCTGAAATTCTGGAAGCCTATCACGACAAAGAAGAAGAGGCTCGGGCCAAGTATGACGATTTTGAACAAGTCGCCTACAACCCGAATCTGCGAATCACCACTGTGATGGCTCAGACGATTCAAGCATCTGATGCTGGCCCTGATGTAGCTTACTACCTCGGTGCCAATCCAAAAGAAGCTGAACGTATCTCGCGGTTGCAGCCTATTTTGCAGGCAAAAGAGATCGGGAAATTGGAAGCCAAATTGGCAGCCGAGCCTCCCGTTAAGAAAACGTCCAGTGCCCCGGCTCCTTTTCAGCCTGTCACTGCTAGGTCTGCGGGTTCTCCCGCATACGATACAACTGATCCTCGTTCGGTGAAAACCATGACGACTTCAGAATGGATCGCAGCAGATCGAGCAAGGCAGATGAAGAAGATGGAAGCACAGAAATACCGCTAACTACTTTTTGAAAGATCATCATGGCAAACTCGATTCTTACCATTGACATGATCACCCGGAAGGCTCTCGAAATCCTCGAGAACAACCTGGTGATCACCCGTAACGTGAACCGTCAGTACGACGACAGCTTTGCTGTTGAAGGTGCAAAGATTGGTTCGACCCTGCGTATTCGTCTGCCTGACCGCGCTTTGGTCACTGACGGTGCCGCCCTGCAAGTTCAGGACGACAACGAACAGTTCACCACCCTGTCAGTTGCTTCGCAGAAGCACATCGGCGTGAACTTCACGTCCGCTGAACTGACCATGCAGTTGGACGACTTTGCAGACCGTGTGCTGAAGCCTCGTATCAGCCAGTTGGCCGCCAGCATCGACGCTGACGTGGCAAATGCTTACAAGAGCATTTACCAGTCTGTCGGCACCCCTGGCACGACTCCTTCGACTTCTTTGGTGCTGTTGCAAGCCCAGCAGAAGCTGAACGAATCGGCAGCCGTGATGCAGCCTCGCTACGCCACCGTCAATCCTGCCGCTAACGCTGGCCTGGTTGAAGGCATGAAGGGCTTGTTCAACCCGACCGACACCGTGTCACGCCAGTTCAAGAACGGCATGATGGGTACTGGCGTTCTGGGCTTTGAAGAAGTCAATATGTCTCAGTCCATCCTGAACCACACGACCGGCATCACCCCGACTGCCCCAATCGTTGTGTCCACGATGACTGCCCAAGGCTCTTCGACTCTGCCGATCAGCTTCACCAGCGGTTCGCCTACCTTCAAGGTCGGTGACGTGTTCACGATTGCCAACGTCTACGCTGTCAATCCTCAGACCCGTCAGTCCACTGGTTCGCTGCAACAGTTCGTTGTGACTGAAGACCTGAGCATTTCGTCTACCACCACTGGTACTCTGAAAATCGCTCCGGCCATCTACACGGCTGGTCATGCTCTGGCAACTGTTGACTCGTTCCCGCAAGCCTCTGCTGGCCTGACGTTCCTCGGCGGCTCTGCTACCGGCTACGCTCAGAACTTGGTCTACCACAAGGACGCCATCACGTTTGCTACGGCTGACTTGCTGCTGCCCCAAGGTGTTGACATGGCTTCCCGCGCTGTCCACAATGGCATCTCGATGCGTATCGTGCGTCAGTACGACATCAACAACGACCGTATGCCTTGCCGGATTGACGTTCTCTACGGCTACGGTGTCATCCGTCCGCAGATGGCCGCTCGTATCTGGGGTTGATTTGATGGGGCTTCGGCCCCTTCCTTGTAACTTTTTTGGAGATTTATCATGGCTATTCCTAACTCTGGTGGCGGTTATCAATTCGGCGACGGCAATGTCAATGAAGTTGATATTTTCCCGCAAGGCGACATTACTTCCGGTCTGACGACTGCCGTTACGCTGACTGCTGCACAAGTAGCAACCGGCATCATTTCGGCAACTCCTGGCACGGCTCTCAGCTACACGCTGCCTGCTGCTGTTGACATGGACGCTCTGGTGTCCAATGCCAAGCCCAGCAGCGCCTTTGATTTCTCACTCATTAACTTGAGCGGCGCAAACATTGGTACGTTGGCAGTTGGTACGGGTTGGACGCTGGTTGGTTCCGGCGCTGTTGCAGTGTCGTCTTCGGGCCGCTTCCGCGCTCGTAAGACTGGCACTGGTGCTTGGTCTGTGTACCGTTTGAGCTAAAAACTGGTGGGGGCTTCGGCCCCTGCCCTTTGACAATGCAAGTATTACTTACTCATCCCAAGCATGGGACTAAATTTGCTTCGCTTGACATTGAGATAAAAGCGGATGAGAAAAACGGTTGGGTGCGATATACTCCACCAACACTCCCCACGCCAGAACCAGTCGTCAATGCGCTGGAAGTTGTCAGGCGAGGAAGACCGAGAAAGCTATCAACTGAAGAGGTTTGATTATGGCAAGCGCAGGCGATCAGATTAACCGGGCCTTGCGCTTGCTTGGTGTATTGGCTGAAGGCGAAACACCATCTGCGGCTGTTTCTCAAGATGCGCTAACCGCGCTAAACCAGATGATCGACTCTTGGAATACCGAGAGATTGATGATCTACAACACCCAAGATCAGGTGTTTAGCTGGCCCCCAGACGAGATTACCCGAACTCTTGGCCCCACTGGTGATTTTGTAGGCAACCGCCCTATTTTGCTGGACGACTCCACGTACTACCGTGATGCGTCCACCAATGTCAGTTTTGGCATTAAGATGATCAATCAGCAGCAGTACAACGGTATTGCTGTCAAGACGGTGACCAGCACGTATCCGCAGGTTATGTGGGTCAACATGGAGTTCCCCAACATTACCATGACAATCTACCCCAAGCCCACTCGGGTGTTGGAGTGGCACTTTGTCTCGGTTGATGAGTTGAGCCAGCCTGCGACATTGGCAACTGATCTGTACTTCCCGCCTGGTTATCTCCGGGCATTTGCTTACAACTTGGCAATGGAGATTGCCCCTGAGTTTGGCGTCGAGCCAAGCCCACAGGTAAAGCGGATTGCCATGACCAGCAAACGCAATCTCAAGCGCATCAACAACCCTGATGACGTTATGTCCATGCCGTACTCGCTGGTGGCGACTCGTAACAGGTACAATATTTTTGCGGGAAATTATTAATGTTGGCTGAAAGGATGCAAGCCGTGTTTAGCTGTCAAATACGCGGCGTGAGCTTCTTCGGGTGTATCAAACAGCCCCAAACGAATCGTTTTGTAGTTCAATTTAATTTCGGCTTTCCAACGATTGTTTTCTCGGCATACACCTGTGTAGCCTGTTTTGTTGTCGCGGCGTTTTCTATTCTGCGCGTTCTCTGCGTTTGTAGCTTCCCTCAAATTGCACAAACGGTTGTCCGCACGATCCTTGTTGATGTGGTCAAGTTGATGCGCAGGCCATACGCCGTACGAATACAACCACGCCAACCGATGCGCGGTGTACAACACGTTGTTTACACGCACGCAAATATAGCCGTTGCTCATTCGGCATCCTGTAGGGTCGCCAAGGCGGCAACGCCGTCTAGCTTTGTTCCATGTAAATTTGCCCGTATCAGGGTCGTAGTTGACCAATTCGCGAAGTTTTGCTTGGGTAAGTTGTTCGGTACTCATGGCTTGCATAATATTAAACAAGCCGGGGGTTGTCAACCATGAAAACCCCAATACTTGGTTCATCGTATGTTGCCCGTAGCATCAATGCTGCGGATAACAGAATGATCAACCTTTTTCCAGAAGCTATTCCTGAAGGTGGCAAAGAGCCTGCGTTTCTAAACCGCGCTCCGGGTTTGCGTCTGCTGCAAAGTGTCGGCACCGGCCCTATTCGCGGCTTGTGGGCGCACCAGACCAACGGCAGCGACTTCTATGTTGTGTCAGGCACGGAAGTCTACAAACTGACCAGCACCAGCGCCACGCCAATCAAATTGGGCGATGTGTCAGGCACCGGCCCGGTCAGCATTGCAGATAACGGCACTCAGTTGTTCTTTGCCTGCAACGGGCCAAGCTACATCTACAACGAAGCCACCAATGTCTTTCAACAGATCACAGACCCGGACTTTCCTGGCGCTGTGACTGTTGGCTATTTGGATGGCTACTTTGTGTTTAACCAGCCTAACAGTCAACTCGTATGGGTTACCGCTTTGCTGGATGGCACATCGGTAGACCCACTAGAATTTGCAAGCGCTTACGGCTCTCCAGACGGCTTGGTGGCGATCAATATTGACCATAAAGAAGCCTGGATGTTTGGCACTGACTCTACGGAAGTTTGGTACAACTCAGGCAATGCTGATTTTCCTTTAGAACCAATCCAAGGCGCGTTTAACGAGATTGGCTGTGCAGCACCTTTCTCTATTGCCAAACTGGATAACTGCTTGTTCTGGCTGGGCGCTGACGCTCGGGGCCGGGGAATTGTCTACAAAGCTGAAGGCTACACCGGCAAGCGCATCTCTACGCACGCCATTGAGTACGCCATTGCGCAGTACACCGACATTTCGGATGCGGTGGCCTATACCTACCAGCAAGAAGGCCATGCTTTCTACGTCCTGAACTTCCCCAACGCTGATGCGACATGGGTGTTTGATGTGGCAACCGGTGTATGGCACGAACGTGCTGGTTTTGTGGCTGGCGAATTCACGCGCCACCGTGGCAACTGCCAATGCAATTTCAACGGCACTACTGTGATTGGTGACTATGAAAACGGCAATATCTACGCTTTTGATCTGGATGTGTATGCAGACAATTCCCAGACCCAAAAATGGCTGCGGTCTTGGCGCGCACTTCCTACGGGGCAAAACAATCTAAAGCGCACCACGCACCACGGGATGCAGTTGGACGCTGAAGTGGGTATGTTCTACGACCCGCTGATTGATGTGGCGCTGATGACTGAGGATTACGACTTCTTGTCAACCGAATCCGGCGATCACCTGACGCAAGAACTTGACCCGATCTCGCTGACCAACCAAGCCCAGGTTATGCTGCGCTGGTCTGACGATGGCGGCCACACTTGGTCAAACGAGCATTGGGCATCAATGGGTGGCACAGGCGACTACAGCAAGCGTATCTTTTGGCGTCGGCTTGGCATGACGCTCAAGTTGCGCGACCGGGTGTACGAACTGTCAGGCACTGACCCGGTAAAGATCGCCATCATGGGCGCTGAACTGATCATGAGTGGCACCAATGCCTAATACGACACAGATCACGCCTCCCAGGGTGCCGTTGGTTGACACGCGCACCGGCCTGATTTCGCGTGAATGGTACAGGTTCTTTTTAAACTTGTTCCAGTTGACTGGCGGTGGTACGACGGATACTACACTGGTGGATTTGCAGCTTGGGCCACCAACGTCGGACGCCATTGAATCTGACACTAGCCAATTAGCGTCAATGTCAGCGCAGCAAGATACTACGGCAGCGCTGATTCAAGGTGCGTATTTGGCACCCAACATGGCAGAGTGCATGACACAGATGCAATCTGACATTGATGCTTTGAAAGTGGCGCCAAAACCGTTGGAAGTACATCCTATTCCATACGGCTCGTTCTTTGATACCAGCGACCAGACTGGCTCAATTACCATCCCCACGCCCATTACGTTCAATAGCACTGATGTTGCAAGCGGCGTCTATTTGGGCGCTACTACTTCACGAATGTACGTCACCGAGGCTGGCGTTTACAGCATTCAATTTAGTGTGCAAATTGAAAATAGCATTGCCACTGAAGGCGATGTAAACATCTGGTTGCGCATAAATGGGGCAGATGTAATCGGTTCAAACGGTTTGGTTTGGGTGCCAGCCAAACACGCCGGCGCAGATGGTCACATTATTTCTGGCTGGAATTTCTTTCTTACGTTGGCGGCAACTGACTACGTAGAGTTGGTGTGGTTGCCAAGTGCTGCGACAATGACGCTACAGTCTTATCCGGCTCAAGTTGGGCCACCGGCTGTACCATCTACGTATTCCGCAGTTCTGACCGCCTTCAAAGTCAACATTACCTCGGGTTAATCATGGCCGCAACACTTAGTCCTTCACCCAAACAGCAGTTCTTTGATGCCAATGGCGTACCTTTGGCCGGTGGCAAGCTGTACAGCTACACGGCTGGGTTGCCAAATGACCCACACCCCCACGGAGAAATGATATGTCAGTAACAGTCAAAACCCTAGTCCCCGCTCAAATTGCAGCGGCTACGCAGACCACCTACTACACGGCGTCCAACGTCACGACGATCATCGACAAGTTTACGGCCACGAACTACAGCGCTGCGGCTGCGACAATCAGTGTTAACTTGGTAACGTCGGGCGATACGGCTGGTAATCAGAACTTGATCACCAAGACCAAGACGTTGCAACCCGCCGAGGTGTACACTTTCCCGGAACTGGTCGGCCAGGTGCTGATGCCCAGCGGGTTTATCAGTGCTATTGCGGGTACGGCAACGTCAATCAATCTGCGAGTGTCTGGGCGGGAGGTATCGTGATTGAGCATCATTTTAGTTCTGGTGTTTACGCCAAAGAATCTAAAATACCTGCTAACTATGTGTTGGTACAGCACAAACACGAATACGATCACCTATCCATTTTGGCGGTAGGTTCTGTTGAACTATTGGTAGATGGTGTGCGTTCAGTCATTCATGCGCCAGCTTGCTTGACTATTAAAGCCGGTAAGCATCACGGCATAAAATCGCTCACTGAAGTAGTGTGGTATTGCATTCATGCAGTGGACAGTTCGGAAAAAATATTGGATTCTGACGAAATAGAAATCCAATCGTTGGCGACAAGCCTACAGGAGTAAATCATGCCTTTTGCTTTTATCATTCCCGCAGCTTTGGGCCTGATTGGCGCTAGTCAACAATCTAGCGCTGCCCAAAGCGCTGCCAATACTTCTGCTGCGGCTGGAGATCGTGCGGCTGCCATCCAAAAAGAAATTGCTGACCAGCAGGTGGCTTTGCAGCGGGAGCAGTTCAACAGACAAATTGAACTGCAACAGCCGTGGCGGCAGGCGGGAACCAACGCTTTGGCACAGATGCAGGGCGGCGCGTTTGCACAGCCGGAGGCTTTTAGGTTTGGCGCGGGGGATTACCAAGATGACCCAGGCTATGCGTTTCGGCTGGCAGAAGGCCAAAAATTATTGGACAGAACAGCAGCGCGAGAAGGCAGAATTTTTTCTGGAAGTGCGTTAAAGGCAGCCACTCGGTACGGCCAAGAGATGGGCTCACAAGAATACAGCAATGCTTACAACCGCGCTCTGACCGGCTACAACGCCAACGTGGCGCGTTCAGACACCGGCTACAACCGATTGGCTAGTCTTGCTGGTGTAGGCCAAACAGCTACCGGCCAACTTGGCGCAGCCGGCCAAAATATGGCAAGCGGCATCTCCAACGCTCTGGGTTCGTATGGTACAAGTGCTGGCAATATCGCTATGGGGCAAGGTGCTGACCAAGGCAATGCTTTGCTGGCAGGCGCACAAGCCAGAACATCTGCCTATCAAGGCATTGGAAGTTTGTATGGGCGTACTCAACCCAACTTTAATTCGTTGTTTGGTGGTGGGGGTGGTGGTGGTTCTATGGACTGGTATAACAATGCTCCATCAATTCCCATGCAACCAGGTGGAGGTTATTAATCATGGCTTTGAACTTTGGAATCCTTGATCCTGATGCCCCTGCCAAGTTGGTGGGTAGCGTCTATGCTGGTCAACAACAGCGCCAGCAAAATGAATTGGCGCAGCAACAGCAGCGGCAACAAAATGAGTTGGCTCAACAACAAGCGGCGGCGCGGCAGCAAGAATTGGGAATGCGCCAGCAAGAATTTGGCTTACGCCAACAAGAATTTGCGCAGTCTGCCGAGGAGCGCCAAGCCAAATTACAACGCGCACAAGGCAATCAAACATTGCTGGCAAATTTGTCTAGTTTGATGGAAAAAAATGGTCAACGCCTTGACCGTCCAACGCTTGGTTCTATGTTGCAAATGGGATTGCAAACAAATCAAGATGCTTTGGTGCAAGTTGCAACCAAAGGTTTGCAAGCGTTAGATGAACAAGAGCAATTTCAAAGCGAGATGGGGCAGTTTAAACCTGCCACCACGCCTGCCGCTACAAATGCTTTAGCGCCTGCTGTCGCCACTCCACCCACTACTGCGGCAGCAAGTGGCTACAGCCGTCCACAAATTGAAAACATGCTTACTAGCCCTAACGCCCGAGTGCGTGAGATGGGTGGCAAGTTGTTGGGTGCAATGCCAAAGGAAGCTGTAGACCCTGCGGATTTGGTAATGATGCGTCAATTAGGTTACCCACAAACTCCAGCCGGATTCCAAGCATATCGTGACGATCAAAGACAAGAACGAATGTTGACGCCAGAAGAAGAAAGGCAAAAAATTCGCATTGCCGCTGCTGGTCGTGCGCCTCGTGCTGAAGCCGCACCCAGAACACAGCAAGTAACACTTGATGATGGTAGCCTAGGAATTGTAAACATGGATACCGGCGTGATTACCCGGTCTACAGTAGGCGGCGCACCAGTTAAAGGTAAGCCATCTGCTACAGCAGAAAAAACAGCAATACAACGCAAACAACTTGGTTTAGACCTTGACCGCGCAATCATAGAACTTGAAGCTGTCACCAAAGAAGGCGGGTTAATTGACCAATCTACCGGCAGTGGTGCCGGGCGACTTATAGACCTTGCTGCTGGTTTTGGTGGTCAGGCTATGCCAGGTGCGATTGCAATTGGCGAACTTCAGCCAATTGCAGATATGGCTTTAAAAATGGTGCCTAGATTTGAAGGCCCACAATCTAACGCTGATACAACGTCTTACAAGCAAGCGGCAGGTCAATTGGCGGATCCAACATTGCCTAGAGAAATTAGAAAAAAGGCAGGCAAAACTGTGTTGCGTTTAATGAAAGACCGCAAAGGCCAGTTTGCATCTACCGCAATGGAAGCGGAAGGCGTGTCGCCAGCGCCTGCTGCGGCAGGGGGTGTAATTGACTTTGGGAGCCTACGATAATGGACGTTCGTTTACCCGATGGCACAATCATTAAAGGCGTACCCGATGGCATGAGTAAGGCTGATTTGACAGCCAAACTACAAGCCAATGGGTACGATGTCAGCAAACTTATGGGCAACCAATCGGTTGCCCCTCAACCAGAAGCCCCCGCTAAAAGCACATCATTTGCTCAAGACACAGGTCAATTTTTAGGTAATGTCGCAGCCGGTGCGTTGCGTGGCGCGGGTTCAATCGGCGCTAGTCTAATTCGTCCTTTTGAATCTGGCGAAGAAAATACTGCTAGACGCCTAAAAATGGATGAAGCCTTACAAAGCATGGGCGCGGAACCAGCGTCTTATGCTTATGGAGGCGGCAAATTAATTGGTGAAGTTTCTGGAACATTGCCTCTTGGCGGTTTGCTTGCGCGTCCGTTGGCGGCAGCAGCCCCGTATGCGCCGGGTTTAATCAATCCCGTTGTCAACGCTATGCGATCATCCGGGTTTAGTTCTGGCATTCCACTTGCCAAAGGTATGCCGTTGGCGACCCGCGCTGCTGATATTGGCGCAAGAGTTGTCGGTGGCGGTGTAACTGGTGGCGCAACTGCCGCGCTTACTAACCCGGATGAAATTGGAACTGGCGCTGGTCTTGGCGCGGGGTTGGGCATAGTTGCGCCTCCTGTAGTCAAAGCGTTGGCTAAAAGCGCCGGGTTTTTGAAGGATGCTTTTACTGGTCAGTTAGCCGCAGTTGGCGCAGGCAAGATTGCGCGTGATGTTGCGGGTGATCGGATCGCGGCTATCCGTGCCGCGCTTACCGCTTCACCGGCTGACATTACCGCAGCGCAGGCCGCATCAGGCATTCAAAACAATGCTTTTCAGGCTCTTGGAGCCATGACCAGTAAAACAGACCAAGTATCTGCTTTGATGAAACGTCAGGCAGCGGATGACCTAGCGCAATTGCAGCGCATGGCAGAAGGTGGCAATGAAACAGAAGCACGGGCGGCGTATGAGGCGTCAATTAGGCGGCTAAATCAACTGACCGCCGATATGCGGAATGTAGAGTTGCAGGCAGCTAATCAGGCGGCACAGACCGTGAACCAGTTGGCTCCAAAACTGCAACAGCGTGAAGCCAGCATGGTAAACGCGCTGCGCGGAGGTATGCCTATGGGCGCTGTTTCGCAATCTCAAGAAGCAGCACGGCGGATTGGCCCGTTAGAAACTCAAATAGGCACACCCGCAGTAAGCCAAGCAGGCGCTGCTCGTCCGGGCCAAGCAACCATTTCGCCAGCAACTGAAGCCGCGCAGCAAGCCGCAACAGCAGCTAAAGGCAAGCCTGGCTTTTTATCGGCTGGTGATCGTTCTCAAGAGTGGAAACAAACATCAGATACGTTTGCCGCTATTGCCAATCAACGCCGCGCAGAAGCTGGGTTTATTGAGCGTCAAATTGGCAGCCTTGAAGACTACGGGCTACGTCCACTAGATGCTGGCGGCATTACGGCGGCTATTGACGCCAAACTTGCTGCGCCTGGACTCCGCGCTAGTTCCAACATGACCAAAGTGTTGCAAGCCGTCAAAGATGATATTGCCAATTTGACAGAAAAAGGCGGCGGCGTCATTGACGCGCACGATCTGTACACTCTCCGCAAAGAAGGCATAAATGAGCGCATCATGCAGATTCTTGGACAGACTGACCCAAAGATTAGCGCCAAAGTAACGCGCAAAACGCTTGAGGAAGTTCGCCCTTTGATTGATGACGCCATTGAAAAAGCTGGTGGTACTGGATGGCGCGATTACCTTAAAACGTATTCTCAAGGTATGCAAGCCATTGACCAAAAAGCAATGGCATCACAAGCGGCAAAGTTGTTTGAAAACTCTCCGCAAGAATATATGCGGCTTGTGCGTGGCAACAATCCAGACGCCGTAGAGGCAATATTTGGCCCCGGCAGCTACGATATTTTCAAAGAGATGGGCAGCAAGATGCCTACGCTGGAAAAGTTGGCGTCCAATATCCAACGCACTGGCGAAATGAAAGAGGCAGCGACTGCCGGTACGGAAAAACTTGGAGAAATTATTGGTCAAGATTCATTCCGTTTGCGGTTTCCAAGCCTTTTAAATCGCACAACAACAGCAGTTAACCTTACGCTAGACATTTTGGAAAAGCGGCTGGACAAAAAGATCTTTGCCGAACTGCAAAAAGGTATGCTTTCTGGAAAAAGCGCATTAGAAATGCTGGATACTTTGCCAGCGGCTGAAAAGAGTAAAGCACTCAAAGTATTGGCTGATCCAGCATCTTGGGGAAAAGCTGGCGCAGTTTCTGCGAGAATTGCCACACGTCAAGAGCAGCCTAAAAATGCACTTGCCCCGGCCAATCAAAACGCCATGACGCAGTAGGAACACATATGTACTACCTCAATGCTTTCAACGACATGGTTCGTAAGCGGCAAGAAAACCAGATGATGGGTGGCGGCGGCTATCAAAACTCTGTAAATCCTGACTACGCTAGGCCGTCTGGGCCAGATGCACTTGGGTTAGGGCCAGCGCAAGACAGGTCTAACTGGCGTGACGCTATTCGCGATATGAACCCGTTTGTAAGTGCTGGGCTATCAATGGTGCCTGGTATTAGCACGGTACTTGGTGCTGCAAAAGCGGCTAACTACGGTATGTCGGCCTACGAGGCTTCGCAGCTTGCGCCAAGCCGGGACACTAGGGAACGGGCGCAAGATCAATTTAGGGCGTCTGAAATAGCCGACTTTAATGCGCCTATGCAGAACACACCGCAGCAGTCGTTCCGGGCTAGTGAAATTAGTGCTGACAATGGTTACGGCGGCTTTGGCGGCGATACTGGCGGCAGTGACACAATGGGCTTTGGTGGAACGTATGCCCACGGCGGCATGGTAGACGCCCGTCACCTCAAAGGCCGCGCCCCTGCCCCAGACGATGGCTACGGGGCGTTGCAGGGCGGTGAGTACGTCATTACCAAGGCGGCGGTGGAGAAGTACGGCAAGCGTCTGCTGGACGCGATAAATAACGGGACATTCCGATGACAGACGATGATTTCCGCCGCCTTGAAAGCAAGGTTGACAAGCTGACGGATGCCGTTGGCAAGCTGATCTTGTTTGAGGAGCGCCAGGCCACGCAAGGCGAACGCATCGGAAACGTGGAGGTCAAGATTGGCATCCATGATGCTGCATTGCAGCGCGTTGACCGCAAGATAGACCAGTGGGTAAATCGTGGTGTTGGCGTCTGGGCAGCAGCAGCTATTGTCTATTCACTTGTCCAGTTCTGGAAGAAATGATTGACCTTACAAAAGCCATAGGAGCCGTTGCAGCAAGCATTGCAGCCATTGGCGGCGGTTACACCTTGGCAGACAAGTTTGGCTGGTTTGACCGGGCTATTCTTGAGTGGTCACCTGAGAATTTTAAGATCACAGCAGCGGCTGGACAGCCAATAAACGTCACCGTTGCGCGGATCAAGAAGCGTGACGACTGCTCTGTTGAAAGTTTTACGCCAAGCATTCGTGATGCGGCAGGTATGGTGCATGAAGCCACTACTACTGCAAGCAAGTTCAGCGGTCCAGCTGGGCCAGAGATTGACACCTTCACCTACGAACTTACAATGGTGGGGAAAGAAAAGATTGCCAGCGGCAAGGCAACTTTACTGGCAACCATTAAATACAAATGCCCTGAGGGTGAACGCATTGTGCAGTATCCGCGCCATGCAAACCTATCCTTTATGCTTGAAAAATAACTGAGGAGTAACTATGTTTGAAGTTTTTGGCGGTATTTTAGGCGGTGCATTGGGCGGCATATTTCGTCTAGCGCCAGAAGTTTTAAAATATTTTGATAAGAAGCATGAACGTACACACGAACTAGCACTTTTCTCTAGGCAATGCGAATTAGAGCAAATGCGCGGCCAAATGAAGCTGGCTGAGATTGGCGCTCAACGGGAAGCCGCCGTAGACGTAGGCGTGATGGATGCCTTTAACTCTGCCATAGAACAACAAGCCCAAATGGTCAAGGCCGCCGGCGGCTGGGCAGCCAGTCTGTCTGCATCTGTTCGTCCTGTCGTTACTTACTGGATACTTCTAGTTTGGTCAGGCGTTCACTTATGGTTTGGCTGGAACTCATACCTTGCAGGTGCATCCCCAATGGAAGTCTTCAAAATGATGATTTCCCCTGACTTTTCGGCACTCTTGGCAGGAACAATTAACTACTGGTTCCTTGATAGAACTTTGAAACAGCGTGGGCTATGAACCTGGAACTAGCCGCAGAACTGTGCAGAAAGTACGAAGGCTACAGGGCCAAGCCGTACCTCTGCCCAGCTAATGTTGCCACG